GCTTACCGTTGTTTCGCTCTGTGCTTTTCCATACGTTGTTGTGATTTTCGTCAAGGTTATGTACATAGCGCAAGTCCTCGTATTCGCGGCGCAAGTCCTCATACTCGCGGCGCAAGTCCTCATACTCGCGGAACCCGCCCCATTTATTAATTTCAAACGCGTCAATAAGCTGTTGATATGTTTCGGGTGTCGGCATGTCCCATTGAGTAGTTTTCCAATAAAAGGCGTGTTCCGCTTTTCTGTGTCCCATCTTCGCGTTTATTTGTTTTAGCCCTTGCCCTATGTATTCCTGCAATCCTTTGAAATATCCCCTCAACGTTGGAAAGTTGTTTGTGTCAAGCATTACAGTTGTCAAACCTGTTTCATCCTGGAACGTGTAAAAGAGGCAATATTCGCAAGTGTTAAACCAGCTCCGCAGATTGTTGTCCTCGCTCGGGTTTTTCCACGACAGCGCCCTAAAGTCACCTTTATCCCATATGCAAAATGAGTTATACACGAACTTTGTGTTTTGCCTTATCCATTCCATCAACTGCGCGATCTGTGGCATATCGTTATGCCAAAAATAAAACGAGCCGTTGTCTTTCAACGCGCGCTCGCATTCTTTTATCCATTTGCCGCACCATTCTATGTAGTTCGGTATCTTATCCCATTTCGCCTTGCCAATATTATACGGCGGGTCAGTCAGCACCAAATCAATGCTACCATCTGGTATTTGCTTCATGACCTCGAGGCAATCGCCCCGATGCAGTTGTACCGTGTCGATCCCCTCCTTTGTGTCCATAGAAATCGGGTCCGCGCCGGTGGCGTTAGCGCCAGTATCTGGACATCTCGTCCTCGTGGTTCACATAGCACACAAACGCGTTGAGCAGGCTCACCAGCCCATCAATGCGCTTGCTCTTACTCGTTTTTTCCGGCTGTATCGTGTCGACGCCTGACCGATTGGCCGATTTCGCGCTGGTATTCAACACGCACCAGCGCAACATTGGATTGTTGTTCGATATGATCTTGTGCTCCTCAAATAGCCCGCCCAGCCGCTTCATGGGGTACGAAAAGGTAAACGGTCCCTGCGCGATCTTCTCCATATCAAAACCCGCCGCCGTCATTTCCTCCACCCAATAGCCCGCCAGCGCGCGGTCATACCCAACCCACAGCGGGCGAATATCGTGCTGTTCGACCATCTCAACAAACCACGCCGTCACCGCGCTAAAGTCCACCGTCGCACCCGGGCAGATATGCAGCCACCCTTGCTCCGCCCATAGCTTATACGGCGCTTCGCGGGCGCTTGACGCCTCAACGGCGTCCACCCGTGCCTCCGGCAGGAAATACTTTTGCAGCACATAGAAACTCTCGTCGCCCGGCTTGCGGATCAGAAGCGATGCGCATGTGAGATCGGTGGTTGCCGAAAGGTCGCAACCGCCGATGGCGTAGCTGTGCTCAAGGCGCTCCATCGGCACGACCGCCTCGTTCACCGCCGCCTCATAAGTCAGCCATGCGGCGTTGCTGTTTTCTGGGATGTTGAAATCCTTAGTAAGCAGCGTCGGAAGGAACGACGGATCGCGCTTGCCGTCCGCGACGTGCTCCGCAAGCGTGTCCAGCTTCTTGATCTCGCCCAGTCCCGGATTGGCCTTGCCCCAGCAAGCCGGGTCCGTCCACTCGTCGCGGCTGTCCAACTCGTAGATCAGCGGCAGCAGCCGGTAATCTTCATAGCCAGGTTCCCACAGCGCGACCTTCGAGCAATAGTCATACCGCGCGTCAAAAAAACCTTCGCGCACAAAGCCGTTTGTGGATATAAGCCACGCCATCGGCTGATCGCGGGCGCTTTGCGACTGTTTCATGACGTCGTACAGCTTGCTGTCGCGGGCCTCATGGAACTCGTCCTGCACGAAAAAGTGAGCGTTAAGGCCGTCCATCGTCTTGGTGTCGGACGCCAACGCCTTGATGTAGCTGAAATTTGCCGGCAGGTATATGTCCGACTGCCGCTTGCGCGTGATCTTCCGCAGCTGCGGCGACTGCGCGCGCATGTTGACGGCCTCATCGAATATCTTCTTGGCTTGGTCTAGCTTATTGGCGACGCAATAGACCTCCGCGCCGCCTTCATAGTCGGCGATCAGCATGTACTGACACACACCCGCCGTCTCGGTCGACTTGCCGGTCTTGCGCGCGCGGATGTCGACCACCTCGCGGATGCGGCGCAGGCCGTCCGACTTTTGCAGCCAGCCAAACGCCAGCTGTATTTTTGCCTTTTGGAACAGCGACAGCTTAATCGGCTCCCCGCCGTGCTTGCCGTCCGAGCGCTTGCAGAACGCCTCGATGAAGTCAACGACGCGCTCGCCAGCACTTTCGTCAAAGCGATATGGGAAGTCGGGCGGCGGGCTGTCCATCCAGCCGCATTCGCGCTCGTAGACCGCGCGCACCTTTGTGCTCACAACCTCGTCGCCGCGTTGGATCGCCGCAAGATACGCTTTCGGCCAATTCACCTCGCATCATCCTCGTCCGCGCCTCAGAAACTCAAGCAGCTCGTCGCCTGCATCCTCGTCGTTTTCGCGCATCGTCGCAATGATCTTCATCAGCGTCTGCACGGTCTGATTGGCGGCGGTGCTCGTCCGGTTGTACTCTGTAATCGCCGGGTGCGTGTAGACGTTCTCGCGCCCCTTTACATACGCCTTTGTCACCAGCGACCCGTCGCGCTTAATCGCGGCCTCCAAGTCGATCAAAATGTTGATCTGCACTTGATACCGTTTGAAGGTGGTCAAAAAGAAAAAATTCTGCTCGACGCCGTGTTGCTCGGCGATGCGCAGGATTTCTTGGGCTTGCTCGGCTAGTGTTTGCTTTTTTTCAGCCATGTAAAAGCCTCCTCGGCACGCAAATAGACCGCCAGTGTTTGGCGGCCTTAAAGGGTCCTAAATTCTTAAATAATAAATGCTTTCAATGCGTCCTTGATCAGGTAACGTTTTCCGTCGCGCTCGCACTTCTCGACCATCCGCAATCCGAACGCGCGCCAGTCGGTGTCATTTTTGTAATGGTTCAGCTTCCCGATCTTGTAAAGGTCGACAAACCCCTTTGTCATTTCGTACATCTGGTACACTTGCTCCGGGTCGATCACCGGCTCAAAACTCACCCACGTCGAAACGCCCTTCTCTTTAGCCTTGCGCAGGCTGGCGATTCTGTCCAGCGGCAGCGCAGCGCCCGGCTCCCACTCAAGCGATTGAGTGTCGTCAAGTAGCGTCAGAGTCGTTGCGAATGCGTCGCTTTTTTTGTACAGGTGGAAATCGCGCGCCGCTTTCATCCCGCCTTTGGTCAAAAGCTGGAACGGCTGGTTGTACGCCTTGAATAGCTCCAGCGCCTGCTGCGTGTAAATATTGTCGCTGCACTCGCCCGGATACGGATCGCAGGTGAAACAGAAAAGCACCTGCCGGTCGTCGCCCGCCGCGCGCATCTCAATCAAGTCGCGCTGGATCTGATTTACGATGTTGTCGCGCGGCCCGTAGTTTTCATGGAACTCTTCGCGGTTGCGCTGTAAGCAGTTCGGGGCGTAGCAGTATTTACACCTGTGCGGACATCCTTTGTACAGATTCACCGCCAACTCTGAATACTCCCGCGCCGCCCCGCGTGGCTGGTAAATTGCCCTGTATTTGTCTTTCATTGCGTCCTCCGGGGGATGCCCGCCTTTCGGTTCGGGGCTTACACACTATGCCAATTATACCATATTTACGTCGACTTTACAAGAGGCTTAACAAAATACCCGTATTTTTTTATGCGACCGCCCTCTTTTACATTGATTTCCACGAGGGCGTCTACGCCGAGCCGCTTGAAAAAAGTGCTCCATTTTTGCTCAAGCAGCTTGTTTTGTATGCACCGCGCCTTTTTCCGTATGAAATCATCTTCTCCATACAATTCGGGCGGCAGGCCGTACAGCGCGACGAATGTGAATGTGTAGACAAACACCGCGCCGGGCTTTGCAAGCGGCCACAATTTTAGCAATAGCGGCAGCGGATTTGCAAACGCGTCCAAATCGATCAGGTCATAATCGGAGATATTCAACTCGTCAACAACCCTCATGTTGTCGCCATGAATCCACTCAAATCTAGACAGGCTGGCGCTTTTTTCAATACCCAGCACCTGAACCGGCCTGTTTTTTTCAATCTCCCGCCACAACGTGCCGTCGCCGTGAAAGCAGTCCAGCACGCGCGGATTCTCGTGGCAATGCGTTAAAGCTTCTTCGCGAATCGCGATCTTTTCATGCAGGTGCGATGACTTTTTCCGAATAACCAATTTATACATACCCGTCGTCGAGCGATGGATGTTTTGGTTTTTAGTAGTTTGAGACTTCATACTCATACCCTTTTTCTTCGCACATTTCCACCACATCATCAAAAGCCGGGTCGCCTTTATCAAACGCGATCATGATAATACTTTTCGGGTGCTCCGCAGTTTCTTTGTATTCCGCGCTTTGGTATGATCCGAAATCATCCTGATTAAACCCTGTTAAGTCTATCTCGAATTTCTCAATGTCCAGCGCGCTAAGTTCGCTCGCAAGGATATCCATGTCCCACCCCGCCAATTCTGCCAACCGATTATCGGCCAGAATATACGCGCGCTTCTGCGTCTCCGTCAGGTGCTCGACGAATACACAAGGCACGCTGGCCATGCCCTCGGCCTGCGCAGCCATCAGGCGGCCATGCCCGGCGATGATGCCATAATCCGAATCAATCAGAATCGGATTGACAAAACCAAACTCGCGCAGCGATGCGCGCAGCTTGTCTACCTGCTCGGGCGAGTGCGTCCGAGCGTTATTCTCGTATGGTCGCAGCTTGTCGAGCGGAACCATCTCTATCCGCGGCGTGGTTGCCGCAGGCTCTCGGTTATCCGGGGATGTCTGCCCCGGTTTCTTAATTGCCATATGCCCTCCTATGTCCAAAAACCCTTTCGCACGCG